GAAAGAGAAATTTTAGACCTCACGCAAAAACTTGTAGACGAGTAGTTGCAAAATCAAAAAGTTTGTTATAACTTTTCACTTACGAGGACAATCCTCGCAAGGACTGCGGGCCTTTCCCGTTGCAAGGTGAGAAGATGTATTCTGCTGAAGTAAAAGATTTGGATTTGGAAAGACTGAAAAAGTCTGAGACATTTCCGCACCCGACAGGGTATAAATTGTTAATCGCTATGCCGACCTTAGAGGAAAAAACTGAGGGCGGCGTTTTTATTCCTGAAAGTTTACAGCAAGCTGAAAGCACAGCCTCCGTTGTTGGCTTGGTTATACAGTTGGGTGACTTGGCCTATCAAGACCAAGACAAGTTTCCAAACGGCCCATACTGTAAAGAAGGCGACTGGGTAATATTCCGCTCGTATTCTGGCACAAGATTTAAGCTTGAGGACCAAGAGTTCCGTCTGATTAATGACGATACTGTTGAGGCAGTTGTTGCTGACCCAAGAGGAGTTAAAAGAGTATGAGCGAAACAGCACAAGAAGATATTGTAGAAATTAATACGGAGCCACAAGTGGTGTCCGCGTCAGAAGATGACATGGAGATTGAGGTTGTAGATGACCGCCCCATGGAAGACCGCGTGCCGCCCCGCGCTGAAGCGGAGCCTGCCCCCAGTGATGATGATGGAGATGATGAAGCGGCTGATTATTCTGAGCGTGTGCAAAAGCGTATTAAGAAATTAAAGTACGATTATCACGAAGAGCGCCGAGCAAAAGATGCGGCAGACCGAGAGCGTGAGGAGGCTGTGGGATTTGCTCAAAAAGTATTTGAGGAAAACCAAAAGCTTAGAAATACGTTGGCGCAAGGCGAGGGCGTCCTTTTGGAACAAACCAAAGGTCGCGCAGAAGCTGATTTGGCAAAAGCTAAAAGGGACTATAAAGATGCCTTTGAGAGCGGCGACCCAGACGCAATTACAGAGGCACAAGTAAATCTTACCAATGCACAGGCGGCGCAGATACAGGCAAGCCAATATGAGCCTATTTATCAAAACATCCCTGCGCCAACAGCGCCAAAGAAAAAAGTTGAACGCCCTATTAACAAACCCACCAGTTTGGATATAGAATGGGCAGAGAAGAACCCTTGGTTTAACCGTGACAGTGTTATGACGGGTTTTGCACTAGGAGTGCATGAAGACCTTGTTAAATCTGGCACGAACCCATTGGAGACACCTGAAGAGTATTATCGGCGATTAGATTCCGAGTTGCTTAAAAGGTTTCCTGACAAGTTTGGCGGCGGTAGTACAGAGGAAGCACCCCGCAACCAAGCTGGCAACGTGGTAGCCCCCGCACAGCGGAGTGCAAATAAATCACGCAAGGTGCAACTGACCTCTACACAAGTCGCTCTCGCCAAGCGAATAGGGATTACTCCCGAACAATATGCGGCGCAACTTTTAAAATTGGAGCAATGAAATGGCTGACAGAGAATCACGCACAAACAAAACAAGAGAGAAGACAGCACGGAAGGCAACTTGGAAAAGACCTTCTGCATTACCCGACCCAGACCCACAGTCTGGTGTAGAGTATCGTTGGATACGCACAAGCACGCTTGGCGCATCAGACAACAAAAATGTCTCTTCTCGTTTTCGTGAAGGATGGGAGCCTGTTCTTGCATCTGAGCATCCTGAAATGCATGTTATGCCCGATGTGGACAGCAAGTTTGAAGGAAATGTAGAGGTTGGTGGATTGTTACTTTGCAAAACAGCAACCGAAAATGTCGAAGCACGCAGAGATTTTATGAACGACCAAAATGCGAGGGCAATGGAGGCCGTTGACAATAATTTTCTGAGAGAGTCAGACCCGCGTATGCCTGTGCTTCGTCCAGAGAAAACAACGCGCACTACTAGTTAATTTGGTTTGAGGGAGCCTATGTTTAATTTTGGATTAGGAGAAAAAAGATGACAGCAACTGCTTCACCTTCCGGTCTTCGACCAATCGGACGACTAGACTCAGGTTCACTTGAGACTATGCGTCAGTATCCAATCGCATCCGGCTACGGAACCGCTATTGCGGCAGGTGACGTTGTTCACCTCGTAGATGGAGGCACGGCTACAACGATTGAGAAACAGGCTGGCACTGGCGATGATTCGACAGAAATCGACATCGTTGGTATTTTTATGGGTGTGTCTTATACAGACCCAAACACAAACCAAAAAACATTCAGCACATTGTATCCTGCAAGCACATCAGCTTCAGATATTATGGCGTATGTTGTTGACGACCCGAATGTTCTGTTCACTATTCAGGCAGACGGTGCGCCAGCAAATGTGAATGACATTTATGGTAAAAACACGCTGTTGGTTCAAACAGCCCCCGACACTTCTTTGAAAGTATCACGGGTTGCCTTGGACATTAGTGAACTCAGCACAGACGCTCAAAACCCCATCCGTGTAATTGATTACTTGGGTGGACATGAGGGCGACGAGAAAGGAACATCTTTCCCTGTTCTCGTGTGTAAGTTTAACTATCATCAGCATAGTTCAGCTACTGGCTCGGCATAGGAGATTAAGTTATGGCTATTGCAAGACCACAGTTACTTAAGGAACTTCTGCCGGGACTCAACGCTCTATTTGGGCTTGAGTACGAGAAGTATGAAAACGAACATGCAGAGATTTATGAGACAGAATCATCAGAGCGTAGCTTTGAAGAGGAAGTCAAACTCTCTGGGTTTGGGGCCGCTCCGGTAAAGCCGGAAGGTTCTTCGATTTCATTCGATTCGGCGCAGGAGTCGTTCACCGCCCGTTACAACCACGAAACCGTGGCAATGGGCTTTTCAATCACGGAAGAGGCAGTAGAAGACAATCTGTATGACAGCTTGTCTGCACGCTACACCAAAGCATTGGCTCGCGCTATGGCATATACCAAGCAGACCAAAGCGGCGGCGTTGCTGAATACTGGCTTTGACACATTCCAATCTGGAGATGGTGTGACACTGTTTAACACAGCACACCCGACAGTGGCTGGGGGCAACAACTCCAACCGTCCGTCAACAAACTCAGACCTTAACGAGACTTCTCTCGAACAGGCAGTAATTGATATTGCGGCCTTTAAGGATGAGCGTGGCCTTCTTATTGCGGCTCGTCCGCGTAAGCTGATTGTCCCGCCTGCACTGATGTTTGTGGCGACTCGTCTGCTTCAGTCGGAAATGCGTACAGGTACTGCTGACAATGACATCAATGCATTGGTTAATAACGGGTCAATCCCAGAAGGGTTCCGTGTCAATCACTATTTGACGGACACAGATGCTTTCTTCTTGACCACGGATATTCCAAATGGTTTGAAGCATTTTGAGCGTACCCCAATGACAACCCAAATGGACGGTGACTTCGACACTGGCAATGTTCGCTACAAAGCTCGCGAGCGTTACAGCTTCGGCGTATCCGACCCACTTGGTATGTATGCTTCGCCGGGGGCATAAAAAGTTATAGATAACTTAAAGTTACAAGTAACTTTATGGGGGGTGGCTGTTGCCGCCCCCTTTTTTATGGGGTATTCTATTTATATTCCTGACAGTTACATGGTGTAGCTGACACAAGCCACGACAGGAGATAAACATGGCTAACTCAACTTTCTCAGGACCAATACGTTCTGAAAGCACGATTAAAACTATAAGCAAAAATGCAACAACAGGTGTAATCACTGAAGTAACAACTTTAGGCGGCGCTCCGGTTGCTTTGGGTGATGAGAACAAAACACTAGATAACGCCACACACAGTGGGCGTACTCTTGCTGTCCCTGCTCTTACAGCAGACCGAACCATCACACTCCCTGCCCCAGTTGCAGGCGCGAACTTCAAGTTCGTATACGGTGGCGCGGCAGAGGAAACAGAAAACCTCATCATCGTCACCCCCGGAAACACAAACTTCTTTATTGGTGGCGTCTTGCATATTACAGGCACACCAGCAAGTGTTTATGCAAATGGAAGCTCGAACTCACAAATAACATTGACAGACTTTGGATTGATGGAAATCAATATCGAGGCAAAAGACTCAACTAACTATTACATCTGGGGTTATCAGCAAGGCGCTGACGCACCTGCATTTGCTGACCAGTAGGGTGTTGATATGTCAAGTGATGTATTTGCAGTAACTAAAACAGCAGACGCTACGGTATTTGCTAATCGTGCGCGAGTACGTCAAATTCATGTGAAGACAGCAAGTTCTGGAAGCCCGCAAGTCGTGCTAAAGGACGGGGGCGCAAGCGGCACATCTTTGGTTGATGTGTCGTTTACCACCTCCCAAACACATGCCGTGAACATACCTGATAATGGCATATTGTTTGAGACTGATGTTTACTTGGATTTGACTAACTGTGATAGCGTGACAGTGTTTCTTTCATAGGCGATGTGATGGGCAAAAAGGCAAAAGAGATATTGGGTAGCATATCTCCCCTTTATGGGGCGGCTACGGGACGAGGCGCTTTTGGCAAGCTTACTGAAGGCGGGACGGGCGTACTTGGGCTGATGGCAAAAATTGGTGACAAGAAAACCGATGAAGAGGCCAAGGCAAAAAGGGCGCAGATGATGACCCCCAACATGAAGGCGGCTCAAGATGTCAAAAGGATGGCGGCTGGCGGTAGGGCGAGAAAACGTCCTCTTGACGGCAAGGCCATCAAGGGCAAGACTCGCGCTTTATACTAATGTCTAATAGCAAATATCCCGGCGTTAAGCGCCTCCCAAGTGGCGGTATAGAATACCGAGGGACGAAGTTTGCAGGCTTTAACAAGCCAAAGCGCTCTAACCGTACTGGCAAAAAAGGAATGGTCCTTGCCAAAGATGGCGAGAAAATAAAGCTTATCCATTATGGCGATAGCTCCATGGGCCATAATTACTCTGCGACGGCACGCAAAAACTTCAAAGCACGGCACGGGAAGAACATTGCCAAGGGTAAGATGTCTGCCGCTTATTGGGCAAACAAAGAGTTGTGGTCAAAGGGTGGTTCTAAAAAGTCACCACCTAAAACACAGAAGCACAAAAAGTACGGCAGGAAAAAGACATGAAGGCGGGCAGGAAGATAGGTTGCCCTAAGAAGCCCATCGCTATGAGCGGAGGGGGAAGTACGGGAAAAAAGAAATCTAAGTCTAAGGTAAATGAGGCTGGAAATTATACAAAGCCTGAGATGAGAAAACGTCAATTTAATCGTATCAAGGCTGGCGGCAAAGGGGGGAAGCCGGGCCAGTGGAGCGCTAGAAAGGCTCAGATGTTAGCTTCAGCCTACAAGAAAGCTGGCGGAGGCTACAGAGACTAGGTAAAATATGGACCCCATATCAACAGGTTTAGCAGGAATTGCCTTAGTCCAGAAGTCTGTAGATTTTATCAAAAGTAATCTCAACACTGTAAATGATATAAGGGATATAGCGGGCGCATTAGACGGCCTTTTCGAGGGGGAAAAGCAAATACAAAAAAAACGATTTGGTGATAAATCAATTATCGGACAGTCCAAGGATGCGGCCCACTCTGTCATTGACGCCAAATTAGCGCAGGAGCAACTCCAAGAAATTTCAGTATTAATTGATAATAGGTTCGGCTACGGAACGTGGAGAGCCATCATTGCCGAAAGAAACAAAAGGATTGCTGAAGAGAAGGAGGCTATCAAGCAGGCCAAGATAGAGGCAGAAAGAAAAAGAAAGAAAAAGAATGAAGAAATTAAATTTGCACTGCTTGTCATTTCTATTGTTGGTGGAGCATGTGGGCTTCTAGTCCTTATTGTTCTTATTGCATTTTCGTAGTATTATTTAGCATGGCAAACAAAAAGAAACCTCAGAAAAGTTTGGATAGCTGGACTAAGCAGAAGTGGCGCACAAAGTCTGGTAAGCCTAGCACGCAGGGGCCAAAGGCTACTGGGGAAAGATATTTGCCGAGTTCGGCAATAGTC